GCCCAGGCGCGGTGCGTACGCATCGGCGGAACGCCCTCCGGTGGTGGCATAGGTGGCACCGACACCGAAGCCGCCATCGCAGCGCCGACGCCGGAACGCGGCACCGCCGGTGACGACGATCCCGGCCGATGCGCGCGTTGCCGCGCCGCCGATGCCGCCCGCGATGGACGAGCGCGCCGCCGAGTGGTGGGCCGAGCTTTGGGCGCAGCCCATCGCGAGCATTTGGGAGACGTGCGACCACGGCGCCGTCGCCCGGCTTTGCCGTTACCGCTCGGCCGACGAGCGCGGCGAGACCGGGAGTACGCAGGTTTCGCAGATCACGATCCTCGAGGACCGGCTCGGCCTCTCGCCGCAAGCGCGCCGACGCCTTCAGTACGAGCTCGACAAGGCGGCCGGGGCGACCGCCTCCGCCCCGGCCGCCCCCATGCGCGACGAGCGATTCCTCCGGGTCGTCTCGTGAAGCCGCTCGCGCTGAACCGCACCCTCGGCCCGTGGGTTGCCTCGTGGATTGAGGCGAACCTCGTCCACGGTCCGGGCGACGTCCAGGGGCAGGCGATCCGCCTTGACGACGAGCAGCTCAGGTTCCTCTTTCGCGCGTATGAGATTGACGAGAACGGCCGCCGCGTCGTTCGCCGCGCGGTATTCAGCCGCCCGAAGGGTCGCGCGAAGTCCGAACTCGCCGCCATGCTCGCGTGCGCCGAGGCCCTCGGGCCGGTCAGGTTCGCCGGGTGGGATGCCGACGGTATGCCCATCGGTAAGCCGGTGGATTCGCCGGTCGTGCTTTGTGTCGCGACCGAGGAGGGGCAGGCCGGAAACGTATTCGATGCCATCGTGGTCATGCTCCGCGAGGGCGCGGTCGCCGATACGCCGGGCCTCGACGTGGGGATCACGCGCGTCTATACGCCGGGCGGCGGAGTAATCCGACCCGTCACCGCGGCGGCAACCTCAAAGGACGGCGGCCGCGAGACGTTTGCCGTGTTCGACGAGACGCACCTCTGGACCGGCCGCGAGCTCCACTCCCTGCACGACACCATCCGGCGAAACCTCGCAAAGAGGAAGGCCGCCGAGCCGTGGTCGCTCGAGGTCTCCACGATGTACCAGGTCGGCGAGGCGTCGGTCGCCGAGGGCTCGCACAAGTTCGCGCAGGCCGTGACCGATGGCAAGATCACCGACCCCGGCCTCCTCTTTGACCACCGGCAGGGTCCCGAGGCCGTGGATTTCGCCGACGACGATCAACTCCGCGCCGCGCTTGCCGAGTGCTACGGCGACGCCGCGGAGTGGATGGACCTCGACCGCCTCGTCGCCGAGGCCCGCGACCCTGCATCGCGCGAGGCCGATTTCCGCCGGTACTTCCTGAATCAACCCACGCGCCCGGCCGACTCTTGGATCACCGGCGACAAGTGGGCAAGCCTTGCGCGTCCCGGCCTCGAGGTCCCCGAGGGTGCCGACGTATGGCTCGGGATTGACCTCTCGCTAAAGCACGACTCGACAGGCATCGCGACGTGCTGGATCACCGACGACGGCAAGGTCGGCGTGAAGGCCCACGTTATTAGCCCGCGCCCGAACGCGGTCGCCCACGAGTACCACCCCGACGGGATAGACCTCCTCCGCGTCGAGGAGCTCGTCGTCCAGATCGCGAAACGCTTTCGCGTGCGCGCCGTCGTTTACGACCCGCGATTCATGGAGCGTTCGGCTCAGGTGCTTTCCGAGGAGCACGGCCTCGCGGTCGCGCCGATAAATCAGAGCTCGGCCGTCATGCTCCGCGCCTATTCGACGTGGTATCAGGCCGTTCAGGAAGGCCGCGTGGTCCACGACGGCGACACCGTGCTCGAGAAGCACGTCACGAGCACCGCCGCGGTGGCGACCGATGGCGGGTGGAAAATCCGAAAGCTCCGGCAATCGCACCGGATTGACGCGCACGTCGCGGCGGTCATGGCGCACTCGCGGGCCGAGTACGACGCCGCGCACGTCGAGGCGGAGTCCATTTACGAGGACCGGGGGCTCGTCACTCTATGACCGTTTCACAAGTACGCGACGCGCTCGCGCTCGGTGCGATCGCCGCCCTCTTTGCCGGGGTATGGCTTACCGCCTCCCTCGGCGTCGCGTTGATCGTGCTCGGTGCCCTGCTCCTCTCGGTAGCCGTGGCGCCCGAACTTCGCCGGGGTGACTCGTGATCCTCTCGCGCCTGCTCGGCGGCGACGAGTCGCGGGCGATCAACCCCGATCACGTTTTCCAGCGGACGGCCGTCGGCGCGCCGTCAATCGCCGCCGGTATGCAGGTGACGCCCGATACGGCGCTCAACTATTCGGACGTGTGGGCGTGCGTTCGCGTGCTCTCGGCAACTGCCGGGACGATTCCCCTCCAGGTATTCCGCCGCGGCGACTCCGGTCGCGCGCGCGTGCTGGACTCCATCGCGGCGCAGCTTGTCGCGCGCCCGGCGCCGTACATGACCCCGAGCGTATTCGTCTCGTCGCTCGTGACGAACCTCGCCCTCTACGGAAACGCCTTCGTTACCAAGTACCGCGACCCCGGCCGCCCGGTGAGCTTTTTCGGGATCGTTCACCCCGGCCGCGTTCAGGTGAAGGTGGAGAAGGGCGAGCCCGTATTCCAGATTTCGCCGGGCTCCGGAGGGCTCGGGGCGTCCGGCACCTTCACCCGCCGCGACGTGATCCACGTCAAGACGTGGAGCGTGGACGGGATCGTCGGCCTCTCCCCGATTTCCTGCTCGCAGGCGATCGGCCTCGGCTCGCAGCTTCAGCGGTACGGGGCGCAGTATTTCGCGAACTCCGCGCACCCGTCCGGCGTACTTCAGACCGCGAACCGGCTTTCGCCCGAGGCGATCGAACGCCTCAAGGACTCGTGGACGGCGAAGTTCTCCGGCGTGGATAACGCCTCAAAGGTCGCCGTATTGGAGGAGGGCCTCGAATGGCGGCCGCTCACGATCCCGATGCACGACCAAGAGTTCCTCGCGCAGCGGCGCTACTCGGCGCAAGAGATTGCGCGCATCTACGGCATCCCGGCTTGGATGGTGAACGCGGACTCGGGCTCGTCCATGACATACAGCAATACCGAGCAGAGCTCGCAGGCGTTCCTCTCGTACTCGCTCCAGCCGTACCTCGGGGCAATCGAGCAGGCGTTCGCCCAGGACGAGGACCTATTCGCGGCCGATGGCCCGGACTATCCCGAGTTCCTCCTCGACGCGATGCTCCGGCCCGACGCCCGCACCCGCGCGGAGGTCTATTCGACCGCGCTCGCCGGTGCCGCGTGGATGAGTCCCGACGAGGTGCGGCAGCGCGAGAACCTCGGGCCGATGCCTGACGCCCTCGCGACTGAACCGGCTCCCGAGGCGGGCGCGTAGTGGCCGACCTGACGCCGACGCGCGAGATGGCCGCCGAGGCCGCGAAGGGCCTTCGGTGGTACGCCGACGGACTCGCCGGGGACGGCATCGTCTCGGCGACCCTGACGTGGGCCCGGCGCATCGCCGACCGTGACGCCCTCTCGCCGGATCGCGTCGTGCAGATGCGCGCGTGGCACGCCCGGCACGCGGTGGACCTCGAGGCGCCGCAGAACGCGAACCCGCAGGACGACGGCTATCCGGGTCCGGGGCGCGTCGCGTCGGCGCTTTGGGGTGGCCCACCTGCTCAGGCATGGGCGGAGCGCAAGGTGGCGGAGCTCGAACGCGAGGCGGAGTCCGAAGCCCGCGAGGTCGTGACAAACGAGAAGGAGCAGACGATGGAACGCCGGGACCTCACCGGCACCGCTTGGACGCCACGGCAGGGCGCCCTCTACAAGCTCGCCGAGGACGTGGCCGAAGTGTTCGGGCCGTTTGACAAGAGCACCGGCCCCGATGGTGTCCACTACGCCTCCGCCGCCGATAACCCATTTGCCGCGGACGGCCTCGTATGCGCGAACTGCGCCTTCTACGAAGGCGGCGGCGCGTGCGAACTTCTCGCTCCCGACGACCGCGTGGAGCCCGAGGGCGTTTGCAAGTTCTGGATCATCCCCGGCGACCGCCTCCCGGCATCCGAGCAGGTGCCCGCCGACGTCGCTCCGATGGACGCGACCGAGGACCTCGCGCCGATGGAGGAAGGCCGCGCACTCGTGGAGGCCGCTCCATTCGCGGGTCCTGCACTTGTCGCGATGATCGGCCCGCCCGGCGCCGGTAAGACCTCGTGGCTCGCGCGTGAACTTCCCCAGGCGAAGCGCGTCTCGCTGGAGTCCATCCGGACAAACCCTGACGCCGACCGCTCGGCAGTCATTCGCGACGCGATCGTGGAGACGTTCGGCCTCCTCCGCGCGGGCGAGCTTGTCGCGTTTGATTCGACCCTGATAGACCCGACATTCCGCGGGCGTATCCGCGCAATCGGAAAGGCCCTCGGCCTGCCGGTTCACGCGGTCGTCTTTCGGACGCCCGTCGAGAAACTCCTCGCGGCGCAGGACTCCCGCGAGCACCCGGTCCCCGAGGATCGCGTGCGCGAGCTGGCCCGCGAGTTCGACGAGCAGCTCGCGCGGATTCCCGGCGAGGGGTGGGCGTCGGTGACGACCGTCTCGCGCGAGGGTTCGCAGGAACGCGGCCGCGCCGAGGAGTTCGCCGAACTTCGCGACCGCCTCGCCGGTGAGACCCGCTCGCTCTCGGTCGCCATGACCGAGGCCCGCGCCCTTCCGAACGAGGACGGGGGATACACCATCGAAGGCCACGCGGCCGTCTTTGACTCGGCCTCCTACCCGCTCCCCGATGGGCGCGGCGGGACATTCGTCGAGGTCGTCAAGCGTGGCGCGTTCCGAAAGGCCCTCGCAAACCCGGAGACCCCGACCGCGCTCCTCGTCAATCACGACCCGAACCTCATTCTCGCCTCATCCGGGTCCGGCACGCTTCAGATGTACGAGGACCCGAAGGGCCTTCGCATTCGTGCCCAGGTGGCCCCGACCTCCTACGCCGAGGACCTCCGCGTCCTTATGGAGCGAGGGGACGTTTCGGGAATGTCGTTCGGGTTCACCGTTGAGGCGGATAGGTGGTGGCAGGACGGCGAAGGCCGGACCCGCCGCGATATCCAGCGCATCGGGCGCCTGACGGATTGTTCCGTGGTGGTCTCCCCCGCCTACGGCTCGGCCTCGGCCGAGATCGCACAAGTACGCGAGGCGGAGACGCCTCACGAG